GCGGCCGCCGTGGTTGTCTGTATGCCGGTTGCGTCAAATGTAAATTTAGTACCGAGTGGCACGGCCTGCCCGACCTCGCCATAAATGCACAGCTTTCCGGTCGCCCCGCTTGCAGCGATTCGGGGCGACGAAACTAGCCCGCCGTGGTAGTCATCGAGCGCCGTCCCGCTGGCCGTTTGCGGAAAGCCATCACGTAAAATATCCTCAGCAATCAACGTGACGGGATGGATTCCGTAGGCCGCTGACCGGATCAGGTTAATAATGTGTGAGCCATAAACGCTGGCATCAAGCGACGGATCAAGCGCCTTTAATCGCTCAACGGCTTGCTTCTCAAGGTCGGATATTGTGAGTGTGCGCATCATGCAATCCTTAGACTAAACGGGCGTGTTTTAGCCCATAAATAGCGATAGTCATACTTTACCCCATCGCGCCCGACGATTGCGATATTGTGCATGATGGTCTGCTGATTTGCTGACACATTGCACACTACGCCACGGCTCACCCCGTCCTCGATCATCCAATCCAGCGACCGGCTTGCAAACTCTTTGGCCTTGCCGACGTAGGCAGTCGAGACGCGGGCGTTTTCGAGCGCATGCAGTTTGCCGCCCAATTGTCGCCCAGAAAACACGTTGCCAAGCCAACCGCCGCGCCGGACGGGGTCGGGCATCTCAGATTCATCAAGCCGCGCGTCTGTAAATATGGACACTTGCAGGGCTGTTTCCATGCCGTCAACGCCGATCAAATCACCGTCCCGAATAGCCAGCACAATCAGGCCATTATCATTCATTACAAAACTAAGATCCTGCATTTGGCACTCCTGTAACCAGTGGCACGCCGTCGTCAGTATAGGGGTGCTTGTGCGTCTTGAGCGATACACCGGCCGCAATCACATCAACCGATGCAGTATGTGTGCCGGTCTGGACGGTGTCACCCTCATGCACAATGCGGCCTTTGATAAAGATCGTGCCATCAGCTTTAAAGTGGATATACGACCCGCTTGCATACACGCCAAACGCGCATTCGCCTTCGGCCAGATCGGGCATTTGGCCGTGGTCTGGATCGTCGGTTATGCCCACGCAGTTGGACGGGTCGCCGTTTAGGGGCATCAGGACGGTGAGCGATTCGACAGGCGGTCGTGATATAAACCCATAGATACCAAGCTGCATAAATTGCAGGCCATCGCGCCCACCGCTTGATGCTTCCGACTCAGCCACGCCCGTCCCGTTTGACACCTCAACAATTGCCACAGTATTAAAAGACACTGCCACGCTCCTTGGTCGGTTTGGCCTTGCCGGTCTTCGGTTTTGCGACCTTCGGGGCTTTGGCGTATTCGATTTTATCCGGTTGTGGATCGACGATTTGGTAGGCTTCGGGGGGGGCAAGGCGTAACGACACCCGAGTCCCGCCGTCGATATCAAAGCTCACGTCAAAACCGGCAATGATCCACCGCCCCTTCAGATTCCGCACATCGTCAATCAATTCTATCACGTCGCCTAAGCGTAAAATCTTGCCACTTCGCGACTCAAAAAAGGCGATCTCAGCGTTATACGTAAACGCCTTAGCCCGACGGCTGTTGACTTCATCCCGCGCCCGTTTTGCACAGTCTGCGTCGCTCATGACCTCGGATCCACGGATTTCAAGATAACGCGTTTTGCGGGCGTATAGGTCTGTGGCTTCGCCCAAAATGTGAGTGCCGTCAGATACCCGCTTGCGTTTTGTACCGGTGACAGCAGCCGTGGGGGCGACAAATACCGCATTGCCGTCAGTCGCCTTTTTCTTTGTATATTCGATATTTGCATACGATGCGGCCGTCTGACTGACAACACGGACGCGGCTATAAACTTGGCTCAAGTCGATTCGGTATTCGGCCTGCATAATATTCGTCGCGTCTGGATCATTGCCTAAATAGCATAGGCGTAGGTCGCTTTTTTGCTCACCGGCTCGCATGATGCGCAGGTTGCTATTTTCGTCGGCAACTAACCACACTTGATGACGCGCGGCCAGTTTTGCTAAAAACCCCATGGCTTGCTCGCCCGCATCGGCAATCTTTTGGTTTTTAACGCCCTGCGATCCTGCGCCGTCGCGTGTGGTGTCAGTGACTAAATAGGGCATGCCAAGCGCCCCCATGACCTGTTGACACACGGACAGCAGGCTAGGCGACCATTTGGCGACCTTGGCGGCATCCGGTACGCTACTGTCTACCAAGTCACACAATTGGTCACGCCCCGAAACTTCAACTGACCGGCCATCCATCCCGCCGGTCATGGCTAGGCCGTCAATCCATCCGGTCATGACGATTTGATCTTTATACATGATCTGGATTGCATCGCCTGCAAATACGCCATCAGACGTAGGCGACCGGTCTGATGCAGTAAAACTAAAAGACCCAACGTTGTTGGTAATATCCCGATTAAATCGGAATGATTTAAACAGATTATATTTTTGGCCGTTGATTAAGACTGTCCACATATTAGAGTCTCCTCAATACGCTAATCGTGCCTTTTAGCCCATACGCTTGCCGCCCGTTAATTTGATACATCACGCGCGACATACGCAACAATTCAGGCTCACCATCAATCTGTTCGGCCTGCGTCAAGTAAGCGGCATTTAGGCACGATACGCCGTAGTAATTGGGTATTATGGCCGTCTCGACTTTATACAGCACGACCGCCCGCGCTTCAGCAGCAGCAAGGCCAGCCAACCGGACGCGCTCAAATGCGATTGATACGTCTTGATTGGACAGATAGCGTGATCGAGTTAATGCAGCGTCTGCCAACCGTTTGCCGCGTGACGTATCATCAATGCCGTGCATCATCTCAATATAAGCGCCCTCGACTTCTGCGCGTGAATCATCGGCCTGCTGCTCAGTATCAAACACGGTGTCAGCTAAAACTTGATACGCAATTGCCAATAAATTGGTTTTGTAATAGTCAATTAGGCTGGCACGGCGGTTATTGCGGGCAATGCGGTCGGCGGTATCATCCGGCCAAAAGTTGACCGGTTGCGGGGCAGTAAAATCAAAGTTAGGGTTAGTCTTTTGTTTGGCAATCACCGCCGAATTGATCGACAGGGATTTTCTAAAACTGCGTGACTCGCGACATAACGCCGATATTAACGACCCCGTACCATTGCCCACAAATAGATTAGTCAGGGTATTAAACAGGCCATCGGGTGACGAAAACCGATCAACCAAACCGCGCCCCGTGTTAATAATACTGGCCGCGCCATCGGCTAATAAATCGACCTGTTGCAGAAATGCACCGAGTTCCGTGGTTTCAATATATCGCTTCAGATTCGTTTGAAAATTACGGATTGACGATAGCATGGCCTTTAAATCGGCCAGTTCAGTCTCGCCGAATAATGGGTCTTCCACGTCCTCATATTCGCCAAACGCTTCACCGGATATCTCCACAAATACCACAGCAGCTTCGGCGGGGTCTTCGGTTTTAGACTCACCAAAACCAGCTTGTAGTCTTGAGTCGATAAACGACAGCTCAAAACTAATATGCTCGACGTTGGTTAGTGGCTCGACAGTGACACTACATTCACCGGCCAGCATTTTGCGCTGACCGAAGAATGGCAGGACTAGCAGACCTTGCCCCGCTTCGTTGCACGCGTTTCTCAGCGCCTGAAATTGCTCCTTGGCATCGTCGCCACTGACAAATCCCGACACGGTAAAGTCCGGCGGGAAGCCACCCACGTCCTCACCAAATTGCTGATTGCTATTCGGGTACTCGTGTTTGACGATCCGCCGACCGAACCGCTCCAGCCCTTCGGACGTGACGTAAAATGGCACACCTTTAAAGCTTGCATCCAACAGGGTTTCGTAGGTCATCGGTTCATCCCCAAAAACATGCTAAATTCGCCGCCACTATTACCGCCCATCATTCCGGCCGCTTTGATTAACGCATCACTGGCCTGCATTGATTTGGTGGCCGCATCTTCCTGTTTTTTAGTCAGCGCCGCCGCCGCATCGGCCAGCTTTTTAGCATCAGCGGCCGCTTTAGCATCACGCTGCTGCATGACAGCAAACGCACTCGCCGCCCCTGCATTCGTCATACCACCGGCCAGCCCTGCGCCATTGGCATCAGCAAGGCCAGCCATTGCAGCAGCTTTACGGCCTGCCTCGTCCTGCGAGTATTGCTCTTCGATGGTCAACTTGTTGTTTGTAAAGTCATTCGCCATTCGGTCACGGAATTCTCGTAGCCGGTCACTCATGCGGTCCAGACCGTCGCCGAAAACATCGCCAATCGCAGACCAGTTGCCGGTTACAAATGCAGTCCATGCCATCGCAACAGTTTGGATCCAAATAACCAACTGTCCAAACATCATGACCAGTGATCCGACCAATATGCCCAAAACTCGAAAGGTAGCAGTCACCGGATTGACGGACATACTGACGCCACCAAAACCAAAATTGACCTCACCCAGAATCTCGCCAAGGCTTTTAAATGACCCGCGCAGTGTCTCGCTGTTATTCCACATCTCTTGAAATAGCAGGATTGCAACCATAATCCCTAAGACCATCAACCCGATTGGGCTAATAATCACGCCAACAATCGCAGCCAATGAAAACAGGCCAAGCGACGCAATAAACGCACCGGCCGCGAACAATGACAGCATGACAGCCATTTGGCCGACAATCGGGTGTTGTTTGGCAAAATCCATCACCACCGCCCCCGACCGACCGATTGCGTCCAGCCACGGGGTGACGGCTGTGCCGGTCATGGTCTCAAAGCCGTGGGTTAGTTTGCCAACGGCTTTGTTTGTGCTGTTAACATCAATGGCGTATTGCTCTTGCAGTGTTGATGCCTGCGCCGTAGTATCGGCCAATTTTGACAAATTTCGGCGGTAAATTGGCAAGGTCATTCCCAGTCGTGACAATTCGTCCCCAAAGCCTACGCCAAAAATCTCAGTCATCACGCCGACCCGCTCCAGCTTTTCCATGCCTTCGGTTGCCTTCATGATGTTAAAAATCATCTCGATCATGTTGTCATTCGTGGCTTTGGCGGCCTGCGCTTGTGTCATGCCCAGCCCTTTTAAAATAGGGCTGTCGGCCTTGATCTTTTTAACAAAACCGGCCAATGCGGATGCAGCACTATTCATCGCCCGCGCCGCAACTTCGGGCTGTATGCCAATCGCGTCAAACGCAGCACCCGCCGCCATAACCGCGTCTTGAGACTGCCCAAACGCAGTCGATAGGCCAGCCGTGCGGCCAATGTAGTTAGCCATAAACCATTCGGATGTTTCGGTTTTGTCAGCTAAATAGGCGATTGCCGCCGCCGTTTTCATGACCTCGGCTTGTTGGTCTTTAAACACCGGTATGCTTGAGTACAAGCCAGACCGAATGTGTGTCAGTGCGTCCGAAGTGTCCTCAACAGACATATCCCACGCCGCCGAAACCATGGCGCCATCGCGCACCGACTGGTTTAGGTTTTCAACCGCTACGCCCGCCTTACTCGCATCTGTCAGCATATCTACAAAGCCGACCGCCGACTTGCCAGTCTCAGACTCCATCTGGATCGCCATGTTTTTTAATGACTTTAAAAACGGGCGCGTGCCATTCGTGGCCTTGGCTAGGCTGGTCATTGCCCTGTCCATATTCATCGCATCAGTCACGCCTACCGCCAATGTCGCCCCGCCGATTGCCGCTGCTGACATACCTTCACGGTGACGCGCAGACGCAGACATAGGTTGATTCGTGGGCGTGTGTGGTATCACATCCCCCGCTCGTATGCGAGTCAATCGACCTTGCAGCGCCCGCAACTGCTGCTTAGCGCGTGACAGATCTAGATGCACGCGTATCGTGATCGGCTTGCTTGTGATGCCTGACAGCTCGGCTTTAAATTTGGTCATGTCGGCTTTGATCGTCGCCTTGATCGCCGCTAACTTTTTAATCTTGTTTAATTCGCTGCGCATCTGTTTAACATCAATGCGCATTTTTATGGGTTTAGACAAGCCCTTGCCGAGCTTGTCCACCGCCTTGATTTGATCCTTAATTTTGCGCAGGATCGGGGTTAATTTGTCCTGTGCATCAATGACATACTTGATACTGTAATTACTCACGATGCACCACCCGTTTAGCCTGCGTTAATGTCATGTTGCCCTTAGACCGGTTTAGCTCGCCGTAAAAATCATAGGCTGCGAATAGTTCGGCGGGCGGCATCCGGACGGCATCCGCGTACTGCATTTTACCGTCGGACGCTGTGGCTAGATACATGCACAGGACGTGTCTGTCCCGCACAAGCTCTAGCCAACCATAAAAACCAATGCGTACATTGCGGCAATCAACAGCCGGTCTTTAAAGCCGATTTCTTTGTAATCAAAATCAGATACCGGCTTGCCATCGCGTTGCAAAATCTGCTTATCTTTTTGCCACACCGCGTTAAACTTTTCGATCAACTTGCTACCGAATTCTTCGTCAATCATGGGGCTAGTGCTGATTAACGACTTGGCTTCAGCGAGACGATCAACCACGTCTTCAGGCACACCCTTAGCCGCATCTTCTTTGGCTTGCCGTGCGTCTTCAATCATTTCTTCAGACAAAATATCCTTAAAATACAGACCAGCGGCCATCTGTGACTTGCTCACATAGCCCGACAGATTCGCGCATAGCTTGCCAAATTCCACACCTTTGGCGACAGGCGGGCATAGGTCTAGCGCGGTCACTTCAGACCGGTCTGCGCCGGTAAACGGTTGTGATAGCTCAAAATATTCCACGTTCGATCCCCTAATGTTAAAAAAGGCCGCCTAAGCGACCCCTTTATGATAGCGCACCTTAGACCACATGTGTGCCGGACAGCGTAAACTCAATAAACGGTTCGCCGTTGTCTTCGGTTTCGCCACTGTCACTAATGACCATATTGACATAGTCCAGACGTACACCCTGATTATTGCGAATGGTCACGTCTACGCCACCGTCCACATCAAACAGCGTCCGGATATATTCGACCACGTCAACGCCGTTATAGGTGCGCGGGGCGTTGAACATAATCGTTTGAATATCATCGTCTTTGGTGCGGCTGGACACACTGCCACGCTCCCCACCATTGACTACCGGTGTGCTGGTTTTTTTGCCGACGTATTGCGTGTAGCGCAACGATCCAGCTTTGATCGGGATCGACTGACCCCCATCAGCAAATACGCTCAAGTCATCAATCATGTTACACCCCGTATTGTGTGGTTGTGCGTAGGGTCATGTCGATAATACCAACATGGGTTACGATCTCATACGTCGCAACGATGCTAATACGCGTTTGAGCGGGTTTTAGTGTGACCGCCAGCCCCTTGCGGAAGGACTTTTCAGCCGCGCCGCCTTTGGTGACCAGCGTCATGTTGGCAAGGTTGCGGTATTGCGACAGCACCCACTCCTCGACTGACGCCTGATTGACCATCGAATGACCGATGATGGTCTCACCGTTGGTCATCCGTTGGCTGCCATACTTGACCCGCGCAGCACTGTCCATCCATTCACGGACGGTCATCGCGGTGTACAGATATTCGGCCTGCTTGTAGGTCAGGTTGACATTGCCCGCCGCGTCCGTTTTCCACATCGTCAGCATGTTGCCGCTGATTGTGGTCGTGCCGGTGCGGTTTACGCCGTAGGT